TCTTAAACTCTGCATTTTGCGACAGAGTTTTGAAGGTTTCTTCAATGATTTGCAGGCGGGTCTTGATCGGAAACGTAATGTCGGGGAAGCTACTTAGCCCGTTGAAGTCTGATTCTGGAAGAATAAACTTAGTGGCATGTGCAGTTCTATTACAATTTGCGCGGTATGTTTCATAAATTGCAGCGATGAAGCTTTGTAATTCAGTGGCAGTCATTGCGCTCAGTGGCTTAACGATTGTCGTAGTATTGTTATGCACGTTAGACAAGTTGAGTAAGCCTTGAATTTCAGAATCGCCATTGATCCCAAGAAAAGCGACTTCTTGCAAGCCCAAATCCCAAGCCTTTTTACGAGCGCGTTCACGGGCTTCAATGAGTGAGAATAGATTATTTGCCTTAGCTGCCTGCTCAAGCTCAATCATACTGAATTCTATATTCTTAGCCCAAAAACGAGTCTGTTGCATTACCGCATCAAACACAGCGTCACTATTGTTTCTCTGCGCCTTATTTGCATTATTGCCAATCAAGCCAGTTTTGAACCCATCGTCTTTTGAAAAAGATCTCCAGTTCAAAATGTTGATGTCAAATGCATTGTCTCCAGGTATAACTGGAACAAATTCAGCGAAAGGTATGGTGTAAAATTTCTGCTCAGACACGCGCTTGCTGATACCAGTAATGGTAGTAATCGTTTGCTTTACACCTTGAGCATTATTTAATATCTGCGACTTGTAAGCCATTTCAATTCCCCTTTTTGGTATTAGCTACGCACGAAAATTTTGATTAAATCACTGTCAGCCCCGGCTTTACCCAAAGCAACTCCAACCTTTGTAGGTGTCGGGTCGCCAATTCCAGGCGCAGCATAAGCAAGCACTTTTCCAGTTGCAGGATCAAATGAAACATCCTCGCCAACATCGATCGCACCGCCAGCTTCACAAAGCACGCCGCAAGACAAAATGCCGATTTGACACATATCGCCAACCGCAAAAGTCTCACTTAAAACATTTGTCAAAATTACGCCAAAGAATTTAGCGTCAACATCTGCTCCTTTAATTACTCGTGGCTGCGAAGACGCAGGAGTATCAGGATCGAGCGCGACAAATTCGCCCGGCGAAAAAACTGTGAGCGGATCAGCGTTATAACATTTTACTTCTAAAACATTATCTTCGTGACCGAAAAGCTTAGAGCCTTTCACACTCGACATTGCAAATTGGTTCTGATTGAGTACCATAGTTATCTCTCCCTTAAATCCGTTTGTTATTTCTTGCCATAACGTTGACGACCAAGATCAGCGCGTTCTGCCAAAGTTTTAAAGCCAGCGATTTCGTTATCAAGAACAGCTTTATCCTTGGCATTTTTCAAGGCATCGAAACGAGCATTTTTCTTTTCCTCTTTTTCCTTCTTTTCCTCATCTTCGCCTTCATTTGCTTTTTCGTCTTTGTCTTCAGTTTCGTTGTCTTTGTCTTCAGTTTCGTTGTCTTTGTCTTCAGTTTCGAGCGAGTTCAAAAGTGCATCAACTTCAGCGTTGAGCTTTTCTTCGGCTTCCTTAGCATTGTCTTTGGGCTCATCTTCTGGCTTTTTGTCTTCGCCCTCGCCCTCTTTTTTTTCTTTGTCATCTTCGTTTTTCTTGCCCTTGTTGTTCTTCACTTCTTTATAAGCAGACACAAGCGCATCAAAAGAAACTTTCTGACCGTCAATTTCAATTTCAAGATCAGACGCATTCTCTTTGACTTCCTCACGTTTGGTTTTCCAAAACTTCATATTCAAAACTCCCTTGTTTTCGGTGACTGTTTCAAGACTACTCGAATCATTTTTCTGGGTCAAATCGGCTGAGTTCATAAAGACCGGGTCTTTTGCCATTTCGTACCGCGGATTTTCAACGATTGCCAAATGCAAATATTTTCCTGCCAAAATTTCTGCATTGTATTCGACTCCGTTCAGAGTGCCGCCAGTTCCTTTTTGTTCAACTTGGTACGAGGTTGAAACACCATATTTTTTGGCAAATAAATCGACTCCCTCTTGCGTGTCAACCACGCAATGCGCCATCCAAAGGTCAGTTGCCGTGTCGTAAGTCATTTCAGCTACGCGCCCACAACCATATTTTTCAATTGCTGCGTCAATATCTTTTTCAATTTCTGCTTGTTCAATGTGATCGGATAATAGCGGTATCCCAAACGATGATTTTGCCATTTCAGCGAGCGTTTCGTTTGATACCAATACGCGCTCGTTTTCATACTGCACAAGTCCCGCTCGCATCGCAGGAATGATGAATGTTTTTGCTTGCAGAAGTTTTTTCATTTTGACCTCAATGCGCAGCTGGGTTTTGTTTTTTCAAATATGCCTCGATTGATCTTTTAATCTGTGTCTCTGCATCAGATGCGGTATTACAACCAGCTGTCGTTAACTGTGCAGTTTTTCCTTCGTACAAAATATAAGCCTGCCCCGTAAAAGTCATATTGCTATTCACAACTACTTCCCATGAAATCCCTCTGTGGTCGCCATGCGATATTATTGTGGAGCTATTTTTTTTTTGTTCCAAGCGTTTAAGTGCGGCTTCTTTCACTTCATCGCTTGCATTTGATGCAACGACTTTGGCTTTTAATGCATCATTCTTTTTGGTTGCATAACAGTTATCAAGTTTTTTCACTGCCGCAAGCTTCACTGCCGCACTGGCGTTTGATTTAAGCACTGCTATTTTCTTGTTTTTCAAATCCATATTATTCTCCAATTTGTTATTGCGAGTTTTAATCACATCGTTAATTTCGCGCAGCATTTTACTGATGCCTGGACACTCTTTTTCTTTTGCCAGTTTTTCAAGTTCGCTTTTTTCTTTGAGCAAGTCTTTAATATCCATTTCATCGAGTTTCATTAAATACTCTCCACAATTGGCACCGCTTGGCACCGACAACCAAAATCGATTCCTGGGTCTGTTGCTTGCCCTCTGGCATTGACCGGCTTCGATATCCCATCATCATTTCTGTCACGCCCAAAGTAAAAAATCAGCCCATTTGCTCGCATATGACTTTCCCTTGTTCTGCCGTCGCCCCGCGAGCCGCCAATTGCCTTCCAGCGATATTTTTCAATACCCGCTGACTTGTATTGTACCTCTTTTAATTTCGATGTGAACAGACTCGTTTCCTCACGTGCGATGAATTTCGCTCGTTCCCTGGCAACTCCAAGCCTAGCATCAACATATTGTTGCATTTCTTTTCTGCTTAATCCCTTGCGAATTTGCGGCAAAATCTTGTCTCGAAAACGCAAAACTTCATCATCCAAAAATCCAACAATACTTAAACGGACATTGTCAGTGTAGTCTTGGTTGAGCTTTTTTTGTGCGTGCAGATCAATTTTCGGCAGCAACGCGACTTCGGCTGGTATTGTTGCTCGCACTTTATCAGCCATCTTTAAAAGCGTTTCCCGAGAATAGCCTTGAAAACTGAATTTTGGCATTATCTCTTTTACGGTCTGGTGTATCTCATGCAGCGCCGATGCAACTGACCGCTCACGTGCAGCCGATCGTTGATTTGCTTTACCGATTGCGTTTCTAATATCGACAGGCAATTTTTCAGTCGGTATCATCCAGGCTTTTCGAGTTCGATTAAAGATTGCGCCCATATTTTTTAATAAGCGCGAAATTGTCGAATTACGCTCACCCTCAAATGCGCCGTCTCGATACACTAACGTGTCGTTGTCGATTGCTCGTATTAACGCCGATTTGCTTGGCGCTGCATTGTCTTTTACATCATCTAAGTGTTTCATCATCGGAACAAAAAACAGCGCATAAAACAAACGTTCAATTTCGCTTTGCAGCGGGTTTGCCCATGAGTGCGGAGCTTGAGCTGGCTGCAGTTCTTTCTTTTTCATCTGCAAAATCTTCCTCGATTGGATTCAAAATTTTCATTACCAATTTATCATCAAAGGTTGGAAATGCTGTTCTAATTATCAAACGCGCTGACTCTTTTGGCAAATTGCCATTTCTAACTTCCGCAATCAAACTAACAAGACTGGTTATTTGTGCGCCATTCAATGAAACATCAGAAATTTCCTCGCTCGATTGTGAACCGTCAGATTTTACCCCCCCTCATCAGGATTTATTGAATCGGCAGTTTTGCCGTCTTGTGACAACTGATCCTCAACCTCGTTTGGATCCAAATCCAATGTAAAAATCTTTTCACTATTTAAAAGCTCAACAACTTTTTCCGAGGTTACGATGCCTTGCTCTTTTAATTTCAAAACTCTGTCACATTTCTTGTCTTTAATTGCTTCTTCTTGTTCTGCACTCAAGACACGCAATGGCTTGTATTCAATCGATATGGTGTCGGGTATATATCCAAACAATTGTTGGCAGCGCGCTTGAATCATAAACACCAAAATGTGCTTGTCTTTTGTGCGGTAATCAGATTCTACTTTGGCATTGTAAGTTTCAAGGTCATCCTCCCCGGAAGAAAAGCCCGCTGCGCTCAATCCAAACAGTTTTGTGCAGGGCATACCAAAATCCGCCGCAATGCCCTTCCTGTTCTCATTTATGATCTCAGAAATTCCCGTAAAGTTGACGCTTTTCGACTCGTATTCATCTTCTTTGTCGATAACCAATGCAGATTTGTAATTCTTTAATTCTGCAGATAATTGCACGCGCTCGGCAACTTTTTGGGCTCCGCCTTCAGACAAGAGGCTTTCAGCAAAGCCGTTCAAACGAAATACATCCACTTTTGCTTCATCGGTCAACTCATAAACGACCTCTTGTTGCTTGAGATATTGATTCCAGCTTCGGACAACGCCTTCAAGTTTCGACACGCCCCAACCCGAAAACTGCCCGCGAATCAGCGAAGGAGCAGGGTCGCCGATCATTTTTAACACCGCAGTCTTGTGCAAGCGGTGATTATAATAGTTGTATGGTATTTCAGGATCATGATCTTCGGTTTGATCAAGAATATTGCCTTTTTGTTGCATCGATAATTCCCAGCGATCGACAGCGTAGAACTCAATTTTGTCGCCTTTGGAAATTTGCTCAAGCGAAAATTCCTCGCTGTATTCCTGGCCTGCATTTATAACAATACCGCCGCCGCCAAAGCCGTCAGCCCAAAACCGTCCGTCTTTTAGTCTTTCCAGGTCTTCCTCTTTTTCCATTTTTTGTTCAAGTACAGCCATCTCATCTGCGGATAATTCATCGCATTTGATCTTTACTCCGCCGCGATATGCATCATCGATTGGCTGGCGCAAAAAGCGTCTAATCAAGCCATGTTCTTGAATCATTTCGGTCAGCAACATGCGGTTCAAAGTCAAATTGTTGTAACGCAGATTGTTTGCAATGCCATCAGTTTTTGAAACTTCGGAAGGTCGCGCAGCCATTCTTGTGAAGTTGAAAAGCGCGCCGTTATTTTTGATCTCTTTTATCGCATTGGTTTTGATAAAGCCTCGAACTGATTTTTGAGTTTGTTTCTTCACAATCGTTTCCCTCTTACGTTGCATCAAATAGCGTGACTTTTCGTTTTATGAAGCGACCACAAGCATACCTAATCGCGTCTGCGCAATGGTTTTGTGCATCTAGCGGAATTGGTAATAAGTCTCCTGTCAATTTGTCTACTTTCCAACTATACCTCGAAAGTTCGAAACTTGTCGCCTTACAATCTGGGTGAATGATAATTGCATCAAGCGATCGAAGCCACAAAATCCCATCGTCGACGCTGCCTGCCCATTTTGCAGCGGCTTTGACTCGCAAAGGTTTTTTATCTTCAAAATTTTTTGGGTTGTTTAAATAAGAAATCGATTCAGGTCGAGAATTATCTGCCCAAAGCTCGTTTTTATTGGCTCCCGGTACAGTTTGGAAACATTTCGGATAGTCGTTGATTTCTATTCCGTGAGCGTGAAATTCGTTTCGAATATACAATTTTCTGTCTTGCACAAAACAACGAAGGCAAACTGTTGGATCTGCGCTAAAGCCCCAGTCTATTCCG